CCATAGCCGAGCAGGTTGCCGATGGCCGTCTGCTGCTTCTTGTAGGTATCCGCAGCGGCTGCTTTCGAGGCGTCCGCGGCAGATTGGCCCGTGATATCCGACCAGAAGCTCACTGGAATCTCCTATTTGCTCAGGTCTTTGATCAGCGTGTTGAAACGCACAATCAATTCGGTCAGGGCGACACTTCCATCAGTCGCGAGCGCGTCCGTCTGCGACGGCTGGCGGCTTTCGATCATCTGAAGGTAGGCCGTCATCGGCTTGGACAGCTTTTCGCCGGAAGGCAGTTTGGAATTCGCCATTACGTCCTCAAGGGCCTGATGCGCGCTGCAATCTCAGTGATGCCACGGATGACCGGATCGCTGATGCGCAGCCGGAACATGATGCCTTTGTCGCCAAACGACCCAAGCCGCCGCTGCCGCACCCGCTTCACTTCCCCGAGCTTGCCCAACTTCAATTGGCGATGACCGATGAAGGTTTCGCCACCGTCAATCGACCAATCCAGCATCCCGAGCGCTTCGCTCTCATAGGTGCCGACGCCGGTTGCCACGTCGAAGTACAGTTCATCGACAATTCCGCCCGTGCCTCCGGTCGCGTGCACATAGGGCGTATCGATGCCCCAGATCATGGGGCTGCCACCTTCCGAATAGGTGTCCTTGTCGAGATAGAACAGGTCTCCACTCAGCGCGTCGCCGACGATCGTCTTGCCCCAGGCGACGATTGCGTTACGCGCTCGCCACCGGCCGCCATTCGCGTAGCTCTCCCGGTTGTGCCAATAGTTCGTGGCCGCGTCATAGGAGACGGTGTATTCGTCTCCCGTCCAGCAGGCCATTGCATGGCCCTCGAACGTGTAGGCCTGCCCGGTGATCGCCTCGCGGTCGCTATCGCCCTCGAAATAACGCTCGATCGCGTGCGTCGTAATGCGCTGCGGGGTGTATCCCTCGAACCGATAGCCGATATTGTCGGCACCCGGAAACATCAGCGTGTTGTCGGACGAAACGACGGCATTGGGAGCGACTAGACCCTTTTTCGAGACAGACCCTCCAACCACAGAGAACGGCAGATTGACATCGCTCACGATACGCCAAGGCTCGATCGAGGTCCGGCTGAAGATGAACATATCCGAGCCATCGGCTTTGATCCGCGTCAGCTTGTCCGCATACTGCTCCGCGGTCGCGAAGTTCAGCGGATCGACCGTTTGGCACTCATTGATGTTCGAGTAATCGAACCTGCCAGAAGCCTCGCCGTAGACCGTGAACCCGCCGACATATTCTGACGTGACCGGCGCCGTGGTGAACGTGGATACTGGAACTTGCTTCACTACATCGCCTTCGATGTAGTATTCCCCGGCCGCGCAATGGATGCTGATCTGAACGGGATCAGCCTGGTTACGGCTCATCTGCACCTGATCCGAGCCCGGCAGCGTCCCGACGCGGGTTGCGGTCAAAGCAAAAGGATCAAGCGTGACCAGCGTGAACTTGTAGACGCCCGACGAATGGACAGCATACCCACACTCGAGGTCATCCAGAAAGATCAGGCCGCGGTTTGGTGTGTCCGTCACCGTGACGCATGAGACCATGCCGGGACAAGGCAGCACAGCCATAGGTGCCTTGGCGTCGCTGCCCTGGGCCTCAGCATAGGCGTTCAGCAGTCGCGCCGCGCCAGCGAATGTATAGCGGGACGGGTTCGACCGGAACGCTATCGGAATTGGCGCTGGCGTGCTCAAATGCCGGTCTGCCAATTGTAGATTTGCCGGCGATAGCCAGTCGATTCATTCGTGCTCGCCGTGAGCGGCTTGGATCCCCGCGGAGCCGCCATCACGGTCAGCCGGCTCTCGGACGCTTCAACCATCGAAAGCATGTCGGCATGGCTGATAAGCCCGTTCTTGAACTGGAGCGGAAGCGAGCAGCGCATGGCGAGTTCAACGAAATACTCCTCGGGAACGTCGATTTCAGACCCGTTCCAGATCGGCAGGCCGATGGTGTTGAGCGTCGCGATCACCGAGCGGTTGGACCTGATCGTGTCGTCGTACTCGGCCGCGCTCAAGGTCTCGTCGATGCCAAGCAGGCCGGGAGACCGCAGCGTCTCGGTAGCCAGATCGGTTTCAGTATAGGACATCGATCACCCCAAAAGGAAAAGCCCGCTCGAAAGCGGGCTCTGTTGTCGGGTATGCGGGAGCGTTACGCCGCTGGAAGCGGCTCTTGGACGATAACATCCTGATCGCGCTCACGCGCGACCTGTTCGTTGCGCAGGCGCTCGCGCTCTGCCTCGGTGTTATCGTTCTCGGGGAACTGCTGATCGCGGTGGTCGTTCGTGCCGTCCACCATGCCGGGCCGGACATCCTCGCGCGGCTTGTCGAAAGCCGGCGACGGCGCGTCGTAGGTCGCGAGATCGCGCGTCCGCATCTTGGCCGCGTGGGCTTCCGCGGTGTTGTTCATGATAGCATCCGCCAAGGCGTCCGGATCTTCGCGCAGGATCGACACGAGGTCGGTCAGGCGCACGCGGTTGCCGTTGGTGGACTCGATACGATCCGCGATACCGTTGCAGAACGCGGCGATGGAATCGCGGACGTTCTCGTGCGGGTCGATTTCGTTGATGAGGTCGTTGTGGAGTTTCGACATGGTTCAAGTCCTTGTTTGGGGGACTGTCCCAACAGAGACAGCGGCCCAACAGAGCCGCTGTCTCAACTTGTGCTGGAGTCGAACGTTCCTTACGTGCCGGAGACGCGAACCGCGAGGCGCGGATCGACGGTCTTGGTGCCGTACAGCACGTCAAGGCGCCAGTTGCTCACATCGTTCGTGCCATCATAGTAGGGGATGACGCGGACGCTGATGCCGTTCTTCGTCTGGCGCGAGCAATCGACCGAGCCAGGCGGAACGGTCATCGGCACCATGCACAGCGCAAACGCGTTCTTGTCGAAAAACAGCGAGTTGCGATAGGCAGTGCTGGCCGTGCCGACGAAGGTCAGAGCCGCATTGTCAGCCGGAGCCGCAGAGCAGTTCTGGAACGCGCCCGAAGTGATGATCTGCGGAGCGATCGTAAGGGTCAGGTTGCCCGAACCGTCCGAGGAGCCGTTCGCCTTCACGACGAACTGCTTGAGGAACGGCAAGGTTGCCTTGGTCACCGGGTTGACGTCGAACACGCCGGCCAGCGTGAACACGTCACCGACCACCACGCGGGCCGCAGCCGCCGCCGTCCAGCCGTCCGTAATCAGGGACTGCGTGTTGGCGCCGGTAAGGTCGTAGGTGGTGTTCTGGTTGGCGCCGTTGACCAGCGGAGTGCCGCCCATCGGGCCGGTGGTGAACGTCGGCGCGTTCTGCGACATGTAGGTATCGATGCCGCCAACCTCACCGATCCGGCCCTTGCGATAGGACTGACCGTTGATGTTGTTGTTGTAGAGCGCCGTCTGGGAACCAGCCATCGCCCAGTAGTCCGCGGGTGCCAGGACTGCCGAACGCATGCCATTCGGCACCGAGCGGTCGTCCATGTTCTGCGCGCCCTTGGCAAAGCCGGCAAAGGACTGGATCGCCGTGCCGGGAGTGCCGACCCACTGCGGAATGTCCTTGTAGAGGGACATCACGGAGGTGTCGATTTGGTTGGCGATCTGTACCATCGCCGGACGGATCACGCGCTCACCCAGCTCCTTGATGTTGAGGGTGAGCTGCTGGCTGGTAAACTTGAAGTCAACGCCCGCGATCTGGTTGATCTGGAGCGTCAGCTTCGCTTCCTGCACGTCCTGCGGCGAGGCCGCGATCGTGTTACGAACGGTGAAGTCGGTCGGCTTGCGGATGGTGATCGTGTCGCCGACCGTGTAGCCGTTCACGCTCTTGTCGAATTCGTCCTCGTAACCGCGATAGACCTGCTTCGCCATCACGAGTTCATTTTCGAGAATGCCGACAGCAGCCTTCGCGACAATGCTGGCGGAAAGGGTCGTATTAGCCATGTCCTGGTCCTCTAGGGATCAGGCCCGTCACCCGTACATGTTTTTCAGCATGCTCTCGACTTGCGCGTCCTCGCTTGAGGAGTGTTGTGCGCCGCCGTTTGGCGTCTTGAGAGGAGGTGGGGCCTTTGTGGTCCGATTGGGCGGACGAGACAGGGCGTCTTCGAGCTTGCCGAACTCCTTGGCAGCCTGAAGCGGAGAAAGCGCATTGAGCCTGTTTGCCAGAGCGGGATTCTTGGCGAGGTGATAGGCCAGTTGCGGGCCGACATCGCTGTCAGTCACCAACTCGCGGATCGCATCAGAGAACTTGCCGCCGCCCTCGACGTACTTCGACACTACCGCGTCAAAGTCGGTCGCCTTGGCTTTGAAGGCCTCTGCTCGCTCGTTGAAATCGTCCAGGACTTCTTGCCGCAGCTCAGCCAGGCGCGTTTCGGTCGCGGTCTTTCGATCGCTATCGAGCGTGCCCTTGACGGCCTTTGCTGCCTCATAAGCGGCGGTCGCGGCAATGTACTTGCCCCAATCGCCGTTGAAGTCCTCCTCACGAGGCGGCTTGTCAGTGTCGGCCGGCGCTTCCTTGGCCTGTTGCAGGCGCAGGATCTCGCTTTGCAGAAACTGGTTCTTCCGCTTCATCCGGTCGTAGCCGGATTCCCGCTTGGGCTTTGGTTCAGTCTCTTCGGCCTTGGGCTCCTCGCCTTCGGCCTTGGCTTCCTTTTCCGTCTCGTTTTCCGGGGTCTCCGGAGTTTCAGAGACTGGCGTTTCGACAGCCGCGGGCGTTTCAACGACCTGCGTATCGGTCTCTTGCTCAGTGTCCATTGTTCAGTCCAAAGAAAAAGCCGCCCCGAAGGACGGCCGGCTCATCGTGCGGCGATCACCGAATGCGAACGCCTGCGTCGATCACTGTTGCGCTTGGGGTTGCTCCATGCGCGAAAGGGTTGCGCCGTGCGTTTCGGCGCCCTGCTCCATCTCCTGTTCGCCGCGCTCCATGGCCTGCAAATGCCGCTCGGCCGTCGTGGCGACGTGGATCAGGTGCTTGTCGTGACTGTGGTCCAATTGCTGGCGATGGCCGTCGATGGCCGCCGCAGCGTCAATCTCTCCGCGGCCCAGCTTCTGTTTGGCGAGCAAGGCGCTCACCCTCGCCTCTTCGGCCTGGGCCTCGGCCTTGTCAGCGTCCGCCTTGGCCTTGCGGGCGCCTTCAGTCGCCTCGGCCGTTTCGGCCTGAGCCTTCTGCATCGCAAGCTGCACCTGCGCCTCTTGAAGCTGCTCAGCCTGTTGCTGCTTGGGATCAGGCTGCGGAGGCTGGCCGCTTTCCTGCTGCTCCTGCGCCTTCTCCGCGGCGAGGATCTGCGGGGGCAATGCAGCGTGCAGGCGATCAGCGAACTTGTCCGCCATCGGCCAATCCTGGGCCTTGGCGATCAGGTCAGCCACAAGCGGCGCCGTGTTCGGCAGCGCCTGAATAAACTGCGTCATGTTGTCGGAGGCTTCCTCGCGCTTGGTCGCATAGCTCGAGCCAGCCTCGGCAATCACGTCGTAGGAACCGACCGTCATATCGTTGAGCATGACCGGCTGGCCGGTTTGCGGATTGAGCAGGGGCAATCCAGTCTGATCATGCGCCTGGTTGATCTGGACGAGATCGATCTTGCCGTCCTCACCCATGATCCGGATGGTGCGCTGCGTGTCGTAGATGTGCGGAATCAGGTCGATCAGGATCTTGCCGATTTGGCGGATCGACCGCGCGAAATTGTCCCGATAGACGACGGTCCCCGTGTCGCCCTGCTTGTCGCGCGCCTTGATGGCAACGCCTGAAGTCTCGTTCGACCGCGCTCCAAGCGATGCGTCATAGATGCCGATGATTCGGCGCATGTTGTCGTTGGCGAGGTTGACGCCCTCGATAACACCCTGAGACGAAACCGCCGGCTGAACGCGCTGCGGAGCTTGGTTGCCGTTCTTTGCGTCCGGCGTATAAAGCAGGTACGGGAAGTTCTTGACGTTTGCCTGCTCCCACATCTGCTGATATTTGCCGATGTTGACTTCCGTCAGCAGGAACGGAGACTTCGGCTGCATCGCGACGACTTCGGTATGCGCCGAAATAAAATAGTTGAACTGCCGCTGGGCGTCCTTGGCCTCGCGAATGATGCCGCGACGCACCACCTTGCGGCCGATCCGGATTTCCTCTCCCGTGAAAGGCACAATCGGAATGAACCGCCCAGGCCATTCCATCGCCTCAAGAACGTCGCTGACCGTGATCAGATAGCGGCAAATGCTATAACTGTCCCGCTTCTCGATCTTGGCCCCGTTCGCCTTGCAGATCGCCAGCTTCTGAGCAGCAGTCGTGCCGTCCGGGTCGTCTTCCGTGCAATCGATCACATCGCCGGCTTGAGTGAATGCCAGCGTCAGCTTCTTGGGCTTCTTCACCCAATATTCGGCAACGCGGATCGTCTTGTCGTTCCGCCAGTCGCCGTAATACTCCCAATTGCGGATGGTCTCGAATTCGACCTCGGACGCATCAGGCCAGTTTTCCTTGAACGTGGCGCGGGTGTAATCGACCGGGACAAAACACCAATTGCCGTCTTCCTTGGTGATCCGCTTTGCATCAGGATCCCAAAGGACGGATACACCGTCGTCAACCCGGTCGATCCGGATTTCCTGCTCCTGCGTCGTGTCTTCGGCATATTCTGTGACAACGCGGGCATGCCCGACGCCGCAAGCAACCTGGCTGTCAGCCGCATCGAAGTACACGCCCGACGCATCCGAGCGGTTCTCGATGTACCGGATCATCCCCTCGCGAAGATCGGCCAGCTTCGGGTCCGCCTGGTCATCAACACCGACGACCTTGATCGCCGGTCGCATCTGCCTGATTTCGCCCGTGACCTGATGCACGAATTGCGGCATCTGGTTGTTGGTCAGGACCGGCCGGCCTTCCGCGTTGCGCATCGCCGCAACATCGACCGGCCATTGGTTGCCGGCGAGGAAGTCCAGATCGTCATAGGCGAGGCGCATGTTCTCGCGCTCGCGGTCCATGGCGCGATCCCAGCGACCGCGCGCGATGGAGAGGAGTTCGTCCTTCTCCTCACGGCTCAGCTCGAGCTTGCCCTGCTCCCAGTCCTTCTCGATCTGTGTTTTGCTGATCCCGGTGTCTTTGTCGGGATTGGCGTAATCAGCCATCAGGCGCCCTGCCATCCGCCAACGCGGCCAAAATTGAATTTGACCGGCTGCGTCTCATGAACCGGCTCAGCGAACGTCAAGGCAATCGCATCCCATTCGTCGGGAGATCGCACGCCGCGCGCTCGCATATGCTCTTTGCTTTCCAAGAGAAGCCTCTGGTTCACATCATAAGAATAGCCAGGACCGCACGCATCGGCCTGCAGGCTGTCCTGATCTGGAATGTCGGCGCCGCCCGGCTCATCGAGCCAGTCCTTAGATCTTGACCACATCTCAGCGCGTCGATTTCTTGGCCCAGCCGCTTTCGTACCGTCAGGCAAGATCACATGCGGCTCTTGCGGCTCGGACCCAAAGTTGATCGGGACAACGCGCTCAAGATAGACGCCGCCCCACGAATGCAGGATATCGACAACGCCAGCGCCAACACCGCCAACGTCCACGAACACGCGAGCCGGGTTGTCAGTATCGATAACCTGCTTGACCCAATTGGCGCCGGCGACTGTATCGATCTTGCCCCGGCTTTCGATCTTGCTTACCTGCCGACCGCGGCGCCATGCGATGGAGAAGCGATCGTCTCCAAAGCGCGCTGGATCGACGCCAAGGACGAGGGGTCCGATTCCTTCGCAACTTTGCTTACGAGCTGCAAGAACTCGCTCGGACTTGATGAAGCTATCATGGCCCGTAAGCTGGAAGGCCTCTTCAGCCGTCGCCGGATATTCCTGCTTGAAGAGGAGGGCATCCTTCAGCTCCGCAATCTTTGCCCTGCGCCACGCCATTTGCTCAAGGCTGAGCTTGTGCGCATCGGCATAGGCTTGTTCTTCCTCATCCAGCTTGAAGTCCGCAGGGACTTCGCGCTGATACCCAGGATCCCAGAACCAGGGGATGAAGATGGCTTCGTAGTCGCCAACACCAGCCTCGGCTTGCTGCCAGCGCTCGTGAAACTCGCCACCGACGCCGTTTGCCGTCGACTCAAGAACGATCTCTGTCCCCGTCAAATCCGGGATGGCCTGAACGACGCCTGCGAAGTGCGTCTTGGCATTGGGCCAGAAAGCCACCTCAGAGCCGTGGAAGAGCTGGACCGTCTGAGACCGCCCTACCGCCTTCGCGCCAGCTGTGCCGACAGCGTAGCCGCTTTCCAGGGCTTCAAAACTCAACTCCTTCGCGTTCGCCGCGCCGGTGCTCGGCTTCACCAGGTCCGGGCAGTGCGAATGATATCGCTCCACCATCCCGAACAGGTTGTTCGTCGCGTCCTGCTCATGCGTCAGGATGAAAACCCGGACACCTTTGCTATGCGAGGCACGCCAATAGTAGCGGCCGCCGATGTAGGTCGAGATGCCCTGTTGCCGCCCCTTCAGGACCAGCGCCCGAACCTTGCCGGTACGCTGCCGCTGTGTCTCCAGCCGCCCATGCAAATAAAGCTGGGCCTGGTTGAGTTGTAGCGGCTCGATCTTTCCGGCCTTCGTCCGGATCCTCAGGCACTTCGCGGCGTAATGGCCGAAGTCGTCGCGGAGCTTACGCCTGATCGTCCGTTCCCGGTCCGTCATCAAGCTCATTCAACGCGTCCTCGTGCGACAGTGTCATGTTGCCGCTCATCTCGACCGAAGAGGCCGAAAGATCAGGCAGCGTCTTCCTCAGAAGGACCTCGATCGCGCGCACTTGAGTGGGTTCCAGCTTGAGGTCGCCAAGCGCATGATCCGTAAGGCGATTTATCAACTGACTTGTCTGGATTTTCGCCCTGGTTTCTTCGTCGTGGCGAATCTTGTGAACTCTAGCGGCCATAACTCAATTCACCCGCGCTGAGCGATCCCGCCGCAGATCCACCCAAGCCCGAACGCCGCGCAGCACGCCACAGCAGGCCAGAAGTAATCAGCGTAGGCGAATACAGCGGGGATGGTGACTTGGAGAGGGATCACAGCC